CAAGTGTTCAGCTAAGCCTACATCACTTGGTAGGTTTTGAGGTGACTAGTAGCCCCACGGTGGGTTATATCACTTGCCCTAACACGCTTAATTTGATCTTTTGCACTTTTCAGTTGCCTTTACTTGTCCAGACAGCATGAGGATCAAAATTACGTGGTAACTTGCAAATAACGCACTTAGGGCGCGACCGTCTGTGGGTTGTGGACCCTTTCCCTCAATGACCTACATCATCTGTAACTCTCCCTATAGCTAAATTTTAGGGTCTTGGAATTTCAACCAGTGCCAGGTCACAGATACCGATCACGATGATTCTGTTGCCGCTCCTGATGGAATAACCACCAGGCGAGTGTCATTGTCGTATTGTCACGGTTCAAATACGGAACTAACTCCTTTACAGTCTTTTAACGAGTCTAGTCTCGGGTACAAATGAGTGTGCTTTACCAAAGGCACACTTTTCCACCACAGTTCATATAGTCTGTTGGTGGTGTATGATATACAAGTAACATCCTCGGGTAGCCCTTACTGCTTAACAATTGTTTACAGGTAACATCCTTGGGTAGCAAGAATTGCTTTATCATACACCAGGTCATGTGGCAACCGGTCCAAAGACAAGCCCTAACACACTCACCCTTTACCAAAAGTTTCTTCGTTCTGGGTACATCTCATAACGTTGCAGTACTACGTCTGCAGACGAGCGTTTTATAGTTGCACGGACGCCACGGGTACAACGGTTGATCAGACCTTTTAAATTCATCCGGGCATGTGATCAATCTACCCTTCCTGTCAGTTGTTAAAGAAAACGGACTTCCTTCAGGTCAAACCTATTTGGAAGGAATTCTGGTAATGGGCACCTCTGGAAAGGTATCCGACCCAGACCATTCTGCCCCCAACGAACCACGTCTGTATGTTCTCCATTGTCACACTCGTAATTGATCAAATATTTCTCAGCTAGTTGGCGAATGTCATTGACAGGTGGTACGGATGTTAACTCAAGCGCATCAAGTAAATACTCACATTCTTCAGGACAGACACCCTTGCTCATGCTGCGCCATGTAGTGATCAGTTCATCTGGTCGTTTGTCCAGGCTCAAATAGTGCCATGCGCTGACTAGTTTCTTCTCTACGAGCGATCCAAATGGCCGGTCAACTATTGCATACTGATTCAAGAACAATGATTCGGGTCCTGTTGTGCGCACTAGTTTAACTTTTGCACCCAAGGATATTGCCAGGTCGGGGTTCTCTAGTGTGCTTGCGACGGAAGGATATGATTCAGGTTTATACGGTCTTGCACTTCGACATGTGATATAAAGACCATCACAGAAACGACCTGTTCTACCTCTCCGTTGGTCACTTACATAGCACGGTGAGATCATCTTGCCGATCCAACCTTTATGATTTACGATTGAAGTCCCTGAATCAATAACAGCTGTTACGCCCTTAATGTTAATCCCAGCGTCGACGACTTGTGTTGCGACTATATGACCTCGTTCCGGTATGCGTCGCGACTTTGAATGAACCAATGTGGCAGCTACACCTATTTGTGCCAATGAATCGACAATTTTCTCACATTCCCTTAACGACGGTTCAATGAACAACACCCGCTGGAGTTTTGCCGGCCTCTCTCTTTCACACCAAATATATGATTCAATTGGGTTGTGCCCGATGAGTTCTACTTCTTCTGTGGAATATTGCTTGGCTATCTTCAATTGCAGGTTTGGGATCATGGGGACATGCTTAAAGACCGGTGTCGCCGTGGCCAATATGGTAAAACCAGCTGGCACCAACATCCGCATAACCGCCACCATTTCAGGTGATTCTTCATGAGCTTCATCCATTATCACCATTGTGCCAGGTGGACAAGAAAATCCTTTCTTCACACGCTCATAGAAATGACCATATGTGGCAGTGACGAAAGTGCGATTGACTTGGAATTCTTGGCCTTTCTTCAGCCAGTGGATATTTGGTAAGCCTATCTCTGCAAATAGTATCCTTCTCGGCATCAATAAAATGACCTGCCTGATGCTGACGCCATCCAACACCCTAACAATCAGAGACCTCGGCATCCAATAGGATTTTCCTGTTCCTGTGGGTGCCGTTATGCTAACACTCGTATTTTCTTGCTGCATGACGCGTAATATATCTGCGACAGCCTCATCCCAGTCCGGCCTTGTATCGTCTCTTGACGCCGAAGTCATTTGTTCAATTCCTTGCCCTAGTGTCGGTTGCCACAGTTGGGTGAGCTTGACCATAGACCAGGTCAACATCCCTATGAACTTGTCAACTGCGAGGATCTTTTCAAGCGTAATCGGACAAGATTCAAGCACTCTCAATGCTATGTACTTATGATTGTAGTACATATCCCTTGGCACCATTGCTGATAACTCGGGTGAGGATTGGCCTTGATGAACCCAATGCACGAAATTTCCCATTGAGTACAGACGGGGCACAGTGAATGAATACAATGAAAAAATCATTGTGACCAGTGCCCCCCCAGGTATTAGCTTTGCGACCTCTAAAATCCGGTTTACCTGAATATATAGCGAGCCCAAGAGTATCATACGATTCTGTGCAGTCAGAAAGCGACGTTCGACGAGGCCTGGCTCCACCTCAACTTCAGCCATTGGTGTGTTCATGAAGGCCGGTATATCAATGAAGCTGGAGAAGGGGCTCTGTCGCTGCAGATAGTCCATAGTAGCGACATCTGGAGGTACACCATTGCGATGGTAAGCTGCATAATACAAGAACCGTTCGACTTCGAAATGACCGCTGCAGTATCGTGCTCCCTCGAACAATTGTGGGTCATCTAACGCCAACAACCTTACAGGAAGGTCATTGGTGAATCTTTCCAACTCATTACATGCCTTGCCTACGTTGAATACCAATAAATCAGTCCATAGAAATGTGTAACGAAGCCGTTGGAATACATCCAGGTGCATCGGGTCAAAATCCTTGTACCACATGGCAACAACGTCCCGATAAGTGGGGATCTTCGCCGTCTTAATGAACCGTGGTGACTCCCTAAGGGTCCTTGGCAACCTGGCCATAAAATGGTCATAGTCCTGTTTGAAAGCATTATAAAGTTTCCGTTGATGCGCCGTCAGCAATATGTCACCCTGGATCCGCTCGATCATATAACGGGCTTGTTCCACCTTATTCCTGAACCTGTGAGTTTTCTCGACCTTGAAGTCCAGATAACGCATGAGCATATTCTTGTGGTCGTGTATGACTGCAAATGCCGGAGGGTCAATGCCTATCATATCGAAATCGGATCTATAGGCGGTTCCCTTCTCAACTCTTTTACCTAGGAATGTTTGCCCGTATATAGTACCCTGCCCTTCCATCCGGCATGTTATACCATGTTCTTTTTCGAGAAAACTGAATAGGACATTCCAGTTCACTTCCATGTTGGTCCCGCACATATTGTCATCCGACTGGTTGGCCAAAACTACTCTTTGAAAGAACTGCTCAGGTGGTAGACCGTGGGTTTTCCAGAACGCATGCATTAATATCACCTGCAACGCTATGGTGTTGTCCGTTGTAACATTTGAGTGTCCTGTTGCTCCCCCACGTACCTTCTTGACTACGGCCACTTCATCTACGAGGTTGACTAGGTAACCTTTGCGTATGGCTTGATACATGCAATCTATGTGCTTTCCAATTGCCTCACGTTGTGGGTGGTTTGCGAATCCCCTTTTCCTAATTTCGGCGATGACATCGAAAATACCTTTGTTCTCGTGTGCGTCCATTGCCGTTATATCAAGACTGACCTTGTACTTCATCGTCGCGATTTCACCAAATACAAAATTCATGGCTGCTCCATTCAATGGCATGCCAACCTTCCCTGGCGAGGTAAACCAGTGTCTTCGTTTATTAACATCCATACAGAAGATCATGCTTTGAACATATGACAGTAGGTTTTGGCCTGTGATTGAACGCAATTTGAAGGGGTCTTTGTCGAGTTTTTCCCTATTCACAACTTGGCTCTTCGGGAACGCATGATAGAGCATTGGTAGCCAGGTCCCAGTCTTAACCCAGTGCTTAACAGTCCGCACAATAGCACTATCCCAGTGTTCTGCTCGTAGATCGCGCCGTTTCCTGAATCGCACCGCGCCTTTGTTTGTCGTGCCTATGAAGGGAATCGAGGGACTGTATTTCTGGACCATGGACTTTAGGATCTTTCTAGGATCTGACAGCTCTGCATCTAAATAGAGTTCAGGGTTGTGATCAATGATGGATTCAGCAATACGTTGGCATTCCCCAGGGGTTACTGTCTGGCCCGCGTCCTTAACTAAATACCGACCCAGTGATCCAACCATGATGTCTTTTGTCGCGCGTGTTATGCCATCAACACCCTCGGGAAATTCCCAATTGGCATGGTAATAACTGGACCTGTCCTTCAAGTACTGATCAACGAGTGGGCTACGTCGTATATGTCTTGCGTAATCGTGAAAACCGAGAGGTTCCACGGTTCTTCCATTCACCTTCAAGTCTCGAAACATGTTTAGGTACCGTAGATATTGGGCCAAGGTCTCATCATAGGACAGGTCACTGAAACATGGTTGGTCGGAAAGACTCAGACGCAGTTTATTCATTACGTTCTGCGAGTTCGTGAATTTTGCGAGGGGTGCCCAAACCTTTTTAATACGTTGTGGTTCATCTTGAAAGATCTGCATGAGCGCGTCAACAGAACGAACGACGTTTGCGGTGATGTCAACACCTGCAGTTGTTATCTTTGCTGTGGCCGCCATTCGCTGTAATTCAATTAGCCGGCGCCTGAATGATGCTATATTCCTCCGCGCTTGCGTCACTAACTCCTTGACCGGCGCCGGGGTATTGACCATTACCTTGCCAGCGTTAATGAACCATTCCTTCGTTGAGAAACATTTACCAAGCACTTCAATGGCAGGGTATCCCTCGTTGTCAACTGTCCATTCACCTTTGGGTGGCCCCCGTGTCGGCTCAGCAACGAGCCCCTCCTGATAAACACGATTGAGTTCCTCCAAGGACCAGAACTTTGTTTCACCTTGAGATATTATCTTGCCTGATGTCGTTTTGAGGCGTACAATGGTTGACTCCACAGGAAAACCTGTTTCCGCTGCAATCATATTGAAGAGTTTGTCATTAAAATAATGTGTGACAAACATGCGTTTCCAAACGAGGACGGCCTCATCACATCCGTAACAGTGTCCCCATTTTTCTATCACCCCCAGTATATGGTCATTCTTGCACTTATCTGCCGCATTCAAGAAGCAAGCGGCCAGGATTGAGTGAGTTGAGGCCCACATTGTTGAAGCGACACATCTGTCAGAAACAAGTTCACCTTCAGTGATTTCAATTACGTCCTTAATGCATTCTGTCATTTTAGGGTCAGCCCTACCGTTAACTGAATAATATCTAGCCTTGGTTTGAAGCCAGAAAGGCAGGAGTCTGAGACAAGCAAGCATTCGTGGATGGACATTAACCTGAACCTTTTGCATAC